GAAGTCTTCTTTCATTTCATCTTCATCTTCGTCATCTTCTTTTTTCTTTTTCTTATCATGCTTTTCTTCATCTTCATCTTTTTCTTCATCATCTTCGCATGATTCCTCAGTTACGAGATCCTCTTCATCATGCTCATCCTCTTCAGGAAGAGACATTTTTGACATTGCCACATCACCTTCTTGTGAACCTTTACGACCGCGAATAATCTCGGCAACTCGCTTAATGTTTGAAGCGGGATCCTTGAGTTTTGCGCTGTCGTCATCAGGCTTGGCATTTTCTGGAGTTGGGCCACCAAGATCTTCCCAGCTGCCTGTTTGACCATCAGGAATACCAGTGGTGAGTTTGGGCATTGGATCGCCTGGCTTGGCATTTGCATTCACCGCAGTCTTAGACTGGGGATTCTTTGCTTCCATTTCATCTAGTTGTTGCTTGCGAGCCATTTAAAAAGTCTCCTTAACAGTTGTATTTAATCTATTATTATTTAGAAAAGTTGACACTTTAATAGAGTTATTTAGCATCAGAGCATGTTCAAGTAGTTCTCAAAATGCATAATCATACGCTCTTCACTCAATCTTTTGCTTACTACGTCACGTTCAATCTTGTTTTTAATATTCATTGCGACATATTCTTGCTTTGCGGAGTCATAAATCCATTCTTTTCCTTCATAAATGCCATTGACAAATGCGGCAGCACCAACAGAAGGATCATGAACAATGTCCACACAATTAATAACAAGATCCGGACCAACTACGGAATATCCTTCGTTAGTTTGTTTAACACTACCCAGAGCCCGTGAACTGACTCCAAGAACTACCCCCTCATCAATCAGACCCTGGGCAATTTTACCCATTGGGGTGTTTAGAATTCGGGCCTTACCATAAAAATAATTACCATTCTCTTTAAGAGAGGTAATCATATGAGATACTTTTGTTAGATCTACTCCTGGAATGGAATTATGATTAAGTTCACCTAGAGATCTTTTTGATTCAATAAAATTCTTAGTATAGGTATTCACTGCATCTCTAAGAATTTTCATTGGATATACTCGATTATTTCTATTTGGCTCATTGGCCATAAGAAAATTTCCTTCAATACAAAGAGCCTTTTTACCGTTAATTTCTTCGGTAATGTATTTTACTGATTCTGCTTCTTCGATGATTAGTTTCATTTTTATGCCTCTGATGCGATTTGAATTTCTGTAATATGAACTTTGTTGGGGCCAAAACCACCATCAAGAGCCGATACCTTAACGGCTTTCCTAATTTCTGCAGAATCAGTAGCCGTTATGACTCCAGTGACAGAAGATGTATTCCAGTCCAATGCAATACGAGTAGAATAATATCCACCAACACCGGATGATGTATAAATATTTGATACTCTTGCATAATTAGTATTAATTCCAACTGGTTGAATCCCAGAAAGGCTCACATAATCATTGACCTCTACTGGAGAACCAGTTCCTTGTGGAAAGTCGATTAGTGTATTAGTTCCAGTAATAACACCTACCACTCTTTGTGATGCTATGTTTTCTTTAAGGACTAAGGTTTCGGCCCTATCAATCCAAAGACTAGATATTGTATTAATACCGACTGGTGTATATCCAACTTCAAGATAACAATCAGATTCGGCCCTGATTCTTAAATATCCACTTTTTAGAGAAATGGGATTACTAGTTTGTACACCGCTCAGGGGTAAAATAAGTGAATTCACTTCTTGTACTATTTTGAATGCAGCCATGATTTCATTTAGGGTATAAACCTATTTAGAAAAAATAGACATTAAAAAGGCCCCTTAGGGGCCTGTCGTTTATAATTCAGGCATTTCAACCAGCGCCATATTCATGAGTATGGCCGCAGGGCTGTAGCTCAGCCCCCTACGGCTGCACCAGGTCAAACACCAGCCAAGCGCAGACGACCGCGACGCCCAGCGCCAGCGGTAGGGGCACGGCACTCAGCAGCCAGCCCAGCAGGCCGGCCACCAGTGTAACGGCGGCGGTGAAGCGGATTAAGTGGGGCATGGGTCAGGGCTCCAGTAGCACTGCGACGGCAACGCTGGCCGGGAGCATCATTGCGGCCATCATCGCAACATCAGTCCAGGTCATGGGATAACAGCTCCGAACGCATTGACTAGGGTGGTGACGCGGGCGTCGAGTAGGACGAGGTCTAGGGATTCGCCTATGCTGTAGAAGGCGAGGCGTGGGTCGCTGGATCCAGCATTCTCACGGGCAAACACATACACCTTTCCAGGTGAAGGGGTTGCTGATGTATGCGTAAGCGGGTAACCAATGCCTGATGCCCTTACAGTATAGCCTGTAGCACTATTCCGGCTTGTACCGAATAAATTGATCGGCGCTGAGCTTGTGGACCCTGCAATTTGATTTTGAATAGCGGTTGATCTATTCCGAGCGAACAACGCGACTCCAGAAGAGTTAAACCATCCTAGATTGTTCGCCCCCAAGCCGGTAGAGTCGGCTCCCATTATCGAAGCATTTAGTGTTTGCGCTTCCGTTATGTACACAGCATTGTGACTATTATTCCGCAGATCGGTGCTGTTATTTCGACCAGAGTCAATTCTGTTGTCAGTCCCATTTGCCTTTAAGCCAGTTTTTCGGAGATAGTTCCAGCCTCCTTCTGTCCCAAGCCTCTGAGGAGTACCGTCTGCCGCCTGTTTTACCAGCGGCACCAGCGCACCGTTCAGCGTGCGGGCACCGGCAAGGATGCAGGAGGCTTTGATCGCTGGCCAGATGCCATCAGCCTTACAGCCCACCACAAACGCCTCGATGGCAAGAGCCACAGCAGGTTCCAGTGTTTGGCCTTCTGCGTTGTGAACCCTTGCCAAGTAGTCCCTAGCATCAACATCCGCGATGTAGCCATAGAACGACGACGTAATAATCCAGCTCATAGCAACACCTCCGCGCACTTCGTAGTGGCAGTGGAAAATGGGTGTTTCATGGGATAACAGCTCCGAACGTGTTGATCAGGGCGGTCACGCGGGCGTCGAGGAGGGCGAGGTCTAGGGATTCGCCGATGGAGTAGTAGGCGAGGCGGGCGTCGGTTGGCTGGCCTGCGGCACTAAACACCAGAGCATTTGCGGCTAATGGCGCTTGAGAGGTGCTGGCATCAGAGATTGTTGCCCCTGAATACCTTCGCGTTGAGTTACTCGACGACGAACGGTTAATGCCTATAAATCCCGTGTCAGGATAAGATCCTAGGGAGAGTATGATTGAAGGGTTTGTATTGACTCGATAGGTATCGTTGCCTCCACTAAAACCTTCAAAAATCCATGATGTACCATTTGCGTTCAACGCAGTGCCTAAGAGGCCCCCCAGCTTGCCTGCGTTGCTTGATTTGAATACTGCCAGATGCTTGCTATCTTGCGGATCAGCGTTGTTATTCCTGCCGCTGTCCAGATACTTCGTCGTCCCATTCCCCACAAGCCCCGTCTTTCTGTTGTAATCACCAGCCACAAAGTTAAAATTCGTCGGCGCAGTACCCACCAGCGGCACCAACGCACCGGCCAGTGTGCGGGCACCGGCCATGATGCAGGAGGCTTTGATCGCTGGCCAGATGCCATCCGCCTTGCAGCCTTTTACAAACGAATGAATTGCCACCTGAACCCCAATCTCCAAGGGCTGGCCATCTGCAATCTCGACCGCTGTGATGTATGCCGCAGCGTCAGGGTCGTCCAGGCCAATATACGTCCGGCGAAGTATTAACTTTCCTGGAGTGTAAATTGGGCTCATGGTATTACGACTGCGAATCTGTTGATTAGGGTGGTGATGCGGGCGTCGAGCAGGGCGAGGTCCAGGGATTCGCCTATGCTGTAGAATGAGATGCGGGCGTCCGAGTATTCAGTGATAGTTGCTCCTTGGCGCCTGTATACGAAAAGATTTTGGTTCAATGGGGTTTCCGAAGTTACCCCTGTAAAAGAAACAGTTTGGTTGTTTCTCCGAAGGTCAAATGTTGCAGATGAATTGCGAGACGCCCCGGCAAGGCACGGGGCAACAACGGCAGTAGCAACGTTGAATGCCGATCTGTTTACCGTAACTTGAACGAGATCATTGATAAATGTCCGACCTGTTCCGGCTGATGTCGCAACAAACGGTCGCCCACCACCGCTGCCAATTGAAACGACATAGGCAGCAACATGTTTACTATCCTGCGGATCCGCATTATTATTCCTATTGCTATCCAAATACTTATTGCTCCCATTCCCCACCAGCCCCGTCTTCCGGTTGTAATCCCCCGCCACAAAGTTAAAGTTCGTCGGCGCAGTACCCACCAGCGGCACCAACGCACCGGCCAGTGTGCGGGCGCCGGCCATGATGCAGGAGGCTTTGATCGCGTTCCAGATCCCATCAGCCTTGCAGCCCCTAATAAACTCATCAATCGCCACCGCTACGGGGTATTCCAATCTCTGATTATCGGCCTCCTCTACCCTTGTCAAATACGACT